CTCTGATGCTTTAGGAGCCGCTGTACTATCAACCTCTTCATCCACCATTCGTGCGCCAGTTTGGGTGTTAAAGACCATACCATCATCAGTAGTAAACCGTGGCGCATCCATTGAGAATTGGCCTTTGGGTTTACTCTCTAAATCTTTGATGTTCTTGATTTCAGCTTCTAGTGTCTCAGCTTCCTTCAGTGTTGCTTCGCTTGCCTCACCATTGGTTCTGATTTCAGCCTTAACCTTACGTCTGGTTCTCATGTATTTGATGGTTTTCAGAGTGACCGCGATGGCATCTATAGGTAAACCAATAGCTGTACCTGTCAGCGCATTCTTTGCACGGTTTTCCCACTCGTTATCTTCATCATTTGCTAAAAGGTCTGTAGCAATTTGGTTACTAATACCAAACTGTTCTTCAAGCATAACAACTAGGTTTGCTTCATCAGGGTCAAATGCGACACCATCAGTTATTGCACCCGCTGCTATACCACCACCAATGGTGGAAAATGCTTTAATCTTAGCTAACTTACTTACACCAAGCATACCAGTAACAAACTGTGAGATACCTTGGGTTACAGAACCTACAGTAGTGTCACGGTCCTTGCCAAAGACTGTGACTGTATCCAGCTTGTTCTGCATAATCTGGTTGTTCTGTTGGACTTCTACTTCTGCAGCCGCCTGTTCTGTTTGAATGTCCTGTAACTGTTCTGCAGTTCCAAGTCCAAGTTCTGCCATTTGCTCTGCGCTCATATATTCATGTGCGCCTTGGGTACTAGCAAGTTCACCAACAAACTGGGCAGTTTCCACACCAGTTTGAACGATGCCTTCAAAAGCACCTTTGAGCATGTCCATGCCCCAGCCATCTTTAGGTTCTGGCGGTGGGACATATTCTTCGTAAGTATCAGTGATAATAGCTTGAGAAGAACCTAACCCATATTTAGCATCAAAGTCGTTAATTTGATTAGGGTTAGCTGTAAGCCATTCTTTGGCTTTAGCCAAATCCTGAACGACTTCATAATCATCCATAGGTTATTCCTTTTAAAAGTCAGGTGTTGCTGCAGGGTTTCCAGAGTTCCACCAATCAGAAATAAATTGGGGCGTTATGCCGTCTATGAAACCTTTATCAGGTTCTTTTGGTACTACCACTTTTGGTGGTCTAGGTAGATACGAGTTGTTGTTGCCTGTCTGTTCTGCATCAGCATCTATAAATGTCTCGGCTGATATAAAGTCTGTTTGCAGTTGTCCAATAACGGTCCTAGCAATCTCTTGCGCCTGTAGTACGTTAGGGTAAGCACTATCATTTACTTTTCTAAATTCATCCTCAAGCAGCATATACTGTGTGCCAAACTTTTCTCCAAACTGCCATGCAAGCAGTCTATTGGTTTCATTTGACGCACCACTCATCTCATTGCCTACGATAATTTTCTTATACTCAGTAATCATCTTATCGATGCCATATGTGCTGTCTTGATAAGTTGGTTTTCTAGGTTTACCTGCTTTAGTTTGGTTGCGCCCATAGAAGCTAAGAAGAGAATTTGCCTGTGTGCCTGAAATAGTGCCGTTGTCCAACCCNCGTGCAACATAGTTAGTGGCTTGAGTGATGTTAGGTTGCTGGAGGATATCAACGAGGGAATTAGCATATGCCGCATCGTCTACGTTTCTATTATCTTTTCCTGCAGTTCTCTGCTTGAGATAGTAGTTTTGAATTGCCCTAGCTTGCGCCATAGCGTCATCAGTTCCAACATCATATAGCTGGGACAATGCACTTTGTAACAAATCATCAGGTGTTAGTTTGCTTTCATCTTCAGGTGTATCAGGGTTATCTTCAATAAACGCTGCTCCCTCAAATACAGACTGTGCCGCCGCAAATCCTAATGTAGATGCCGCATCAACTGCGATGTCGTTTTGCTGTTTTTGAAATGTCAGGGCTTTTTTATCGGCCCTGTCCTGCCTTACAGCAATCTTTTCTTGTGCATCGAATACTGCGCTTCTAGCTTCTTTTGTAAAACCTAAAGGCCCAGTTCCTATTATGACGTTATCTAAAACGTCCAACACTGTTGCGTCATTAGTTTCAAAAGCAGATAGAACGATACTGTCTACAATAGCTTGGTTGACTTTAGCATTATCCATGCCATCGATCTTGGCATCTTTAACTTTCCCCTGAAGCCATGCTGTTAGTTCTACTGTTTTTTTTGCTCTTTGTTCAGGTGTATCAGTATCCTTAAAAGATACAGCAGTCATAGTGCTGACTTCATCTACCATCATCCTGTAGTTCTCAGCCTTCTGCCATGCAGTGTGCTTTTGTTTCCAAGATGATCTGAAGTTCTCATTTGCCTTTGCTGCTGAACCAGAGAAAAACTCAGCAATCTCTGTGTCAATAAATCCACCAAACTCATTCTTCTCTTGAAATTCAGAATAGAATTCAGTCGTAAATTTCTCAATCGCTTCAGGATTGCCATTCTTATATAGCTTCTTGGAAGTCAAAGCGGTGGCTAGTTCATCTGCGTATCTAGCACCTAATGTGTTCAGACGGGCTACCCTGTAACCTTTACGCAGGTACGGGCTTTCACCCTCATCAATTAGTCCTGCCTTTACCGCTTCACCCATAGATGTACGGGTCTTGTTAAAAAGTTCCTGACCTTGAGCAAACTCTTTCTCAGCAGCTCGTTGTTCGATACGACCTAATGCTGGCAGGGCTTTCTGGCTATATGAATCTAAAGCCTTTTTTAGATGTTCAAATCCGCTAGTTTTTACTCTAGCTTTTTGATAGATATCTACAGGTCTAGCTGTTGGTCCCACGGTTGCAATTTGGTTCTCAAATGGGTTCGCTATTACTATTCTCTCAGCCATCACTTTTCTACTTTCGGTGGTTCTAACGCTGCTTTCTTGCCTTGATAATCACCCAAACTCACACCAAAATCAGTAATGGGTGTCAGGACGTTGAACAGGGTCTCTGTCATACCTTGTGGCTGCATTTTATTAATTCTTGATTGGGCCTCAGATTGGAAACCTAGTGCATCCATCTCTGCCTGTTGTTGTAGGCCATCAATTCTCTGATCTATTCTGGATGACATCAATCCTTCAGATGCCTCAAAGTCTTTAAGCAACTGATCTACATTGATACCCTGTACCCCTGCGCCACCAGCAGATGCCATTACAGAACCTTGGGCTTTGAGTGTCTTCAGGTCGGCGTCCTGTTTAGCTTGTGAGGCTTGTACTTGTTCTTGTCTTAGTCGCAGTGAGGTTTGTCTAGACTTTAGCAGGTAGGCATCCCGTGCGCTCTGTGCATTAGCCTGTGCCGCTGCGTTCTGGTTCTTAGCTGCTGATACTGAACTGCCTATACCAGCTAATGCTGTGGCACCTTGAATACCCAACGCTGTCGCTTGTGCTGCGCTTGCAGACATACCTGTTACTGCTGCGATTGTTACTGGTTCGCACATTTTATATCCTTACAAATTCGTAAAATAGGCGTTTCTCTACGCCCCATTGTTCGTGCTTTTTGATGAACGTGAAGCCCATCCACTTGAGCCACTTGATGTGGACAGTGTTTCTGGCATCGACACAGTTATGCAAAGCTAGGTAGTTCCTCTGTAATAGAGGTAGAAATGTTTTGCTTTTTCTCAGAAAGCTAATCTGGTGCTGATGGATGTTATCTGTAGCACACAGCCATATAGCCCCTGCACCTTCGATGTATGATGGGACTACACCAACAATCCCCACACGTTCTCCATCTGTAGGTGAACGCATGGTTAGTGTTACATCTCCAAGTCTCAAGCCATCCATCAGAACGCCTATTGGTTCCCTTCCAGTTGCCGCTAGACATTCTGATCGATCTGCTTGTCGGAGATTGGGTGCTAGATAGACAACATCATCCACCGTGGTCGGTGTGAGATATTTATTATTATCCATTTATTCTTCTTGATCTGAGGTGCATCTGGCCTTCCCACTCTGCCGATAGAAACTGGCAGGGTAGATGGCTGTCGCACTCAATGACTACTCTAAGTCGATCTGACTTGACCATTACAGGGAACCTGAACTCACCTGATGCTAGGGTAGTTGTACCTAATACTGTGGAACCACCACCAATAAAGCGTCCAGTAGATGCATAGGTGTCACCGCTAGAGTTAGCCCCATATGTTGGAATAACTTTAACAATGAAATCGCCACTATCCTGATATCTCAGAAGCCAGTGTTTGATCTGTAGTCTGCCACCAGCAATGGACACACGCCCACCCTTGGCTGTTGGTTCCTTCATGTTGGGCTGAGAGAACTCGTAGGTCATTAGATACTTCTCACCCACATATAATTGTGTAGATGAATGGTCACCTGCTACCACCACTGATGTAGTGCTAGAAGATACCACTGGGATGGTTGTACCTTGGTTGGTCCCACGCTTGGTTACAAAGGGTGCTACAAGCGCATAAGGGGTTGTGATTGTGGTCTGCCCCGTGCCGCTGTTGTACGTCCTCGTACAGGCCGTTTCAGGGAACCTGTAGTCCAACCTAGTCACATAGGTCTGGTCGGTATCAAATCGTCCTGCATCAAAGCTGACGGTACATAGGACGGTCTTACCACCCTTGTTACCTAGCACATATAATGCACTGCCCATGAACTCTGCATCCAGAACAGTCAGGCCATTGAATGTATACTTGAACCAAGCTGATTGCAGCTTCTCTCTACCAGCAATGTGGTACTTGTAGACGTACATCGATGAGGCATCACTAGATGATAAACACACCATAGCATTCTCAGCGGTACTTACAGCCATCGAATAGAGATTATCAGGAACATACTTAGCCACATGGCTTGTTACGTCTGTAGCATCCGATCTGTCGGTGTCATCGATAACGTAGTATTCTCTAATAGATGAGAACCCACCTCTGGTCGATGAGAAGTACACAAGGTTACCTGCAGCCGCTGGCTTGGCAGTAGAACTGGCTTCATATTCTGTAGTCTGAGCAATCGATGTATTCTTAGGTGTGATATATTCAGAACCTTTAAGAATAAACTGTGTCTGGTCAGAGAATAGAAGCAGCTTACGGTCAAACGGGATAGCATGTTTCAAGGTAGACACTTTGGTGTGACTAGCAGCCACATCAATCGGGTCATTATCCAATATGCTTCTCGCAGTAGCTTTGAAGAAATCAAAGTATTCTGATGTCCTCGACATGACAACATTCTCACCTGACAGAAAACCTAAACGGTTCTGAAAGAAGAATACGTCACTAATTTTTTTGCCTATAAATGAAGGCGTAGGTGCTGAAGTAAGGTCACCGATTGTTCGGTCTCCCCACTCACCTTGCTCTAAGGTAAACGAACCATTTGCCTGTCTGATAAGCAGGTGAGGCATTGTAGCCCCATCCAGTTCGTATGAGATATTTGACTTGATTGTCTCAATCCACGTACCAGCACCTAAAGTAGATTGTGAACCATTGTCTGATACAAACTTAACATAGTAATCATCAAAGTTGTTTGTCTGGTCGCCTTGAACTTGAGCGATGTAGTTGTGAGGTGCATAGGCTGGTAGGTCATCAAACCTCTGTACGGTGCCTGTAGTGCTGGTAAGACCTGTATCTCCCAAGCTATCATATGTAGCTAAGTCGAATGAGGCATTACCTGTCTTGGTGATGATAACTGTAGAGCCGTTGGATGTAGCCGATAAACCGCTTGCCCCGTTAATTGAACTGGCAAGGCTAGATGCAATTGATGTGGTTCTAGTACCTGCCTGATCTGTGGCACTGGTTGTAATATTAGCAACCTGCGCCCCATCCACATACACCACATATCTTTGGTTGTAGTCACCCTGCTTTACCGCAACCAATCCTTGAAAGGCGTTAGATGGACTGACGTTGCTATTATATGCAGCGGTCTTCTCAGTGTTCACGATGAACGTGTAGTCAGCTACAGTCACCGCCCTGAACGCTGTGGAAGGGTTACTGGTTGTCAGATATCCAGTTCCATCAGGATAGGTAACAGTCTTAGAGTTACCTGCTAGGTCATACACGCTGATCTGGTTCGACGCATTGATTAGTACAAAGTATCTTTCAGTTGCATCACGGTTGATGAGATGCACATAGGAACCAGATGTTTCGGTATTTGAAATAACAGCTACATGTTCAAGTGGTGGCCTCTTCTGCAATCCTTCTACAAGTGATGGGAATGCATTCTCCTGCTTTTCTGACTGACTTGACAGACGTAGCGGTGGAGATTGTTGGCTGACCCCTTGGATTAAGTTTGGGATAGCAGAACTAATCATAGGCATTACATAAGTATCCTCTGATTAGAATTGTTGCGGTTCATAACACGGGACACTGAGTAGCTATCCATCATGTTGAAATCCCCTGTGTCACCCTCAAATTCTTTAAGGTCTGTCAGGGCTTTCTGTTCATCACGGGATAGCAGCTTGTGCATGGTCTCAGAGTTAATCATACGATCTGAATAGATACGTGATGCTCTGACTGTGATGTATCGTTTTGCTGGGTCAGGAAGTTCTAAGAAATCCTGATAGTAAACGATGACGGCATAAGCAGTGGTGTCAAACGTGTACGTTCTATCTGTGAGGTTATATAGCTTACCGCCACGAACAGTTACATTAGTATCTTCTAGATCGATACGCGCTGCGGTAGCTGGGATGTTTATTTCGTTGTTGTTGTCAGGTGCTAGAGGGACACGATCTTCTGTATTGAAGTGCCATCCTTGTGACTGAACCTCACGGCTAACTTCGTTAATAATCTGTTCAGCAATCTTTACGTCTGTAACTTGATTGCCGATCAGGGTGTTAACTGGTTGTTCACCGATAGTTGTCAGAAGGACATTGACCGCCTCTAGTTCGGTCATGGTTGAAGGTGTTGTCATGTTGCCCTCATAAAAATGAAAAAAATGGGCCAGACCCCAAAGAAGAGGACTGACCCAAAAGTAAATTAAGAAGACTTAATTTCGACTGCACACTCAGGACGCAGGATACCGTGACCCATAGCGTACTTTGCTGCCATCAATGTACCTTGATACATGATTTCAAAGTCACCAGATGTACGCTCAACTGCGAGGTCCATCAGCTTCACTGTGCCGATTGCAGATTTCTGCATAACCAGAGCAACAGTAGTGGAGAAGTTACCGTGATAGGTGTTGTTCTCACCAGCAGTTGCTGATGCCACGTTGGTTGTTGGTACGTTGTTAGACTTAACAATCTGAATACCAGCAACACGCAGAACAGTACCGTCAGCATATACACCAGCACCACCGAAATCACGATTGATTACGTCAGTTGTCTGGACAAGCTGGTAGTATTGCGCTGGCTTCACGATTGCTACGCGGTCATTCTCTGGAACGTCTTTCTCGTCCATAGCCTGTGCCGCTGCAAAGATGGAAGCTGCAAGAGATGCACCGTTAGTTGCTGCATCAGCGTCTGTGATTGCAGTACCGCCGTTACCACCAGTTACGGTAGCTGCGCCACGGGCTGCAAGGACGCCAAGCTGCAAGCAGCGCACGTCAAACTGTTTAGCCAGAGCCATACCAAGCAAGCGTGAATACTCAGCGCGTACATCGTAGTGGTTCTTTGCTTCATCAATGTTTGCGATGAAGGTATCAGCAATCAGAACGTCATCGATGTTAACGACGATTTCGTTGTGCTTGATGTTCTGCGTACCCAGCAACGGTGTTCCTACTACATGGTAGGCCGCGTTTGCCTTTCCCGTGACAGGAAATTGTGCAGATTTTCCTGAAGAAATCGTGCGGGATACGTGTA